GGAAAGTCAAATTACTCCAAAAACGCAAATTACCAACAATGTGTTTGTTCTTTATGTTAACCAGATAAACAACATTCTAAAGAAGCACATCCAAGATGGCAATTTACTTAATAGGATTGCTGACGACTTAGAAAATTTAGAGCTGCCTGAGATAAAAGATGCCGAACAATCCAAATGATTTTGAACTCGTAAAAAACGCAGCTTCCGCTGCCAGTAAGTCTTTACGGCTCACTGATGACGTATGGGAAGAAGTTCCCGTTAGTCCTGCAGAGTTTTTTGAAAAGTTTTTGCATGAAAAGTGTTACCCCGAACAGCAGAAGTTTGTAGATGCCATGCTTGGTGCAGACCCTTTGGTCTGGGATGCTACATACAGCGAGGGCATTGCGCTCGTAGGAAAAGGGGGCGGTAAAGATAGAACCATCTGCAAAGTATTTCTTTACTGTGTGTACAAATTACTTTGCATGAGAAATCCTCAGAAGCTACTGGGCATTAATGACAATGAAGAGTCTGGGCCTGAGTCGGCAATCGACTTGGCCAATGTTTCATTGAATGCTCGTCTTGCTAAAGACGTGTTTTTCAAAAATTTGACTGCCATGATTCGAGTCTGCAGAAATCCAAAGACCAAAAAGAACTGGTTTGAAGAACACGGACTTGACCTTAAGAGTGACATTCAAACTCGTGAGATTAAATTTCCAAAAGCCATCACTGCCTATTCACTCGATAGCGAGGAATACACAGGAGAGGGCTTAAATATTTTGCTGGCCATCTTCGATGAAGTGGGTGGATTTGACCCAAGCAAAGCCGATAAGCTTTATACGGCCCTTGTGTCAACCCAGAAAACTCGTTTTGGCGGTAATCGTAAAACGATGTTGATATCGTATAAACGTGACGACAACGATTTTATGATGATTCGGTATCAGCAAGCAGAGAAGGAAACTTCAACGTTCAGAGTAAAAGCTCCAACGTGGGTTTGGAATACCAAACGTACCAAGGATGACTTTGCTGACGATTACCTAAAAAGTCCTGAGGATGCCAAACGAATTTACGAATGTGAAGGGTCCACAGCAGCAGAGGGCTACTTTAAATACAAATCTCGCATCCGTGATATTATCAATACAAATCGTGTTTCTCCTGTAGAAGGGGACCCGATTTGGACTTGTGACATTTTAAAACTCAAGTTCAAAGACTTCTTTCGGCCCATTAAAAATCAACCCTATTACGTCCATATCGACTTAGCCAAAGGCAAAGAGTCAGGCGACTATCTGGGTATCGCAATGGGACACTTCACTCGTAATAAGAGCATTAATCTCAGTGAAGATTACGTAAGAGAATTAACCAAAGCTGAAGGCTTCTCAGCAGCAAGCATCAGCACATTAAAACAACCAGCTGCCGTGATTGATTTTATGATGCAAGTCCGAGCCAGACCTGGACAGGAAATCATATTCGATGAAATCCGACAATTCATACAAGGATTATACAAAGTTGGATTCAATATCAAAATGGTTACCTATGACGGTTGGCAATCGGTTGATAGCGTACAGCTACTTATAAAGTCAGGAATTCAATCAGAAGTACAATCCGTAGACAGAAGCACTGAGGCGTATGATACGCTGAAGGAGCAAATCTACAAAGGGTTACTAGACATCTACAGTCATCCTGTTTTCATTCGTGAATGCGAAGAACTCATACGAAAGCCAAACGGCAAAGTTGACCATCCTGAGTTGTCATATCGGCGTTCACTTGAAGAAGGACGAAAAGAAGGTTCTAAAGACGTTGCAGACGCAGTTGCAGGCTGTGTTAATCTTTGCGTAAAAAACGCAAAGTCGCAGTTTAGCGCAGGCGTAGCAGGTGGCACTCGTTCATCTGGTAAAGACGACTTTCGCCGTCCCGATGAGGATGAAAAGGCCAAGTTAACGTTTTATGGAAAGAAGGTCTAACCCATGTGGTGTGATTGGTGTGGCTCCTCATATTCTGTGCAAACAACCATCCGTATAACGTCTGACGGACACGAGATTCTTATGGAATATTGTGGACACTGCATGAGAAAGTCGGAAACCGAATACTTCAAAGGGCCTACTATTAAAATCCACGTGGAGTCGGCCAAACATCCCCGCTAAGAGAACATAATCCCCCATACATACTACTCTAGCGGGATTTGAACTTATAAAGGAAATCATGGGACAAAAATATTTAGGGACACCTGGAAACTGGACACCAATCTCGGACGACGATTTTCACCGAGTTCTTGGTACCACGAAACCCGCTGTCTCTTCTCCGCTTTCTATGGGCAAGGTGGTCCGTTACACCTCTAACGGGGTTACCAAGATTGGCAAGATTAGCGGCTCTGATAAAGCGGGTCTTCTTTTAATTGCACCAGTTTGTAACACATCTAAATCTGGGTATCAGTTTTCTACGCTACAAGACAAAGTTGAAAAATCTGCAGTGATAGGACAGTTGCAAACAACCTTATGAACAAAGTAGACGCTCTGCGAAATCTCATGGGAATCCTGAATCGACTTAAAAATCCGACTGCAACTAACGTTGCAATCATAGAGAACCTCGTGTCTCCTCCCTATAAAGGTGCAACTCCAAATCCTATTGAACACACATACTCAGAGTCCCTTTCTGGTTTACACGATGCAAATAGACAACGTGTTACAATCTCAGGTGATACCAGCGGCAATGGCCCGCTGGTATAACTATTTTAGGACCCAATCATATGACCGAAAAATGCAAGCTATCCGAGTTACTGCCTAACCCGTATAATAGGGAGTTAGACCGTAATAAGATTGAACACATTAAATCCGAGATTACACGCACAGGTGAGGTTCGTCCGTTAGTCTACTCTGAAGTAGACAATGACGGGAAGCCTGCAAAGATGTTGACTGACGGTCATCATCGTTTTGTTGCGTTAAAGGAATTGGGGCACGACGAAGTTCCTGTGGTTCTTTCAGATGAACGTGGTTTAGATACCAAGGCTCCCAAAGCTGACGTTGAGAAATACATTACCTCATCTAACGGAAAATGGACTGTCCATGCTGAATCTGGAAAACATATGGGTACGTATGGTTCTAAATCAGAAGCCGTTAATCGGTTAAGGCAGATTGAATATTTTAAACACAATAAGATGACGAAGGCATGTGTTAAGACTCTCACGAATGCCATAGCAAAATCTTGGTTTGGAGAATCTGAACGCCACACGGAAGCCGCTGGCGGTAACCACACAGGACTGGAAGGTTCTCAGTCGAAAGCCGCTTTGCATGACCATCTGAAAACAGCTATCGCTGTTGTAGCGGGTGGCGCAGTTTTAGCAGGTGGCATAATTGCCTTAAAAAATCCTGCAATCCGTGAATCCATTGCAAACGCAGCAAAATACGCCATGGGAAAATTTCCTGCCAGCAAAGTTGCAACAGAAGCATACGAAGCAACGTTGGCAAATGGCGGACATACAGTCTCCTTAGCTGGTAAAGTTCCTGAGGCTCGGTATATGTTCTCTCCGTATAAAGCCAATGAGAGAATCATTCCGCACAAGAATTTTACGCCAGCGCATATTGATAGCTACATTCGAGACAACAAAGAATTGCTTTCACAGCCAAACCATCACTTAGGAACTTGGCACAATACAGAAACAGGCAAAGTTCATTTAGATGTGTCATTGCCACACCACGACCGATTAACCGCATTGACTGATGCTCAAAAGCATAGTCAATTGGCTATTTATGACCGTACTGCGGGTAAAGATATTCCTGTTAACGAATCCACGATTAACCAAGCAAAATATGTTTCAGGATTACGGCAGGCGGTAAAAGAAGGTCCTCATAGTTGGATGCCAAAATTGGCAGACGAAGGGTTTAGCCACGACACTCTTCAAGAGTCCATGGAAGCAATTCATGGCAAATCTCCATACAAACAAATCAACATGGTTTATAATCCCAGGAGTGGCAAATTTGCTATCGGGGATTTAGACACACACCATGAGGTTATTTTAAATCACGTCCAAGAAGAGCATGGCCTTCCTGGAAAACTGGACAAGGATTGGCTTCGTATGTCCTATTCCGTGCACGCCGATAAGGCACCAAGCCTAACATTATGGGATTGGTCCACAGAAGCAGAAGCCGCTAAGGGAAATATTTCTGACAATTACGAGCACGGTTTAAAATCCCTTATCCGTAACAAAACGTTTCCTGATGACGTGCGGGTAACGGCTGCTGCGTTATTTCATAACAAGTCCACTTCACACACACTTGGTGAATGGCGTAAACTGTATAATATAAATACTCCTGGTGGAGTACCTGAGGCCGTAAGATTGGAAACAAATAAGGACATGGAAACTGGCGACATTATGAAAGCAGAAAAAAGTCTACTTTACAAAATGGGGGTGGAAGCTGCTCAAAAGAACGTCATAAGCAATCCCAAACCCGTGTTAGTCAATGCCCCTGCGCCAAAGGTTCCTACGGACCCCCAGTTGGGTTTTAAGCCGTATCCTAAGATGACCAAGCAGGAAGTTTTAGACAGAGTTCGAGAACTGGCCAAGGTTTACCACGGAATTCCCACGGAGTCCAATGCCCAACCGAATACACAGGCTTCCATCAAACAGATGCAATCCATAGACGAAACCCTTGT